ATAACTGGAAAATGGATGTCACATCCGGTGATTTTATATTAAAGGGAATCCGGGTCTCTCATGTACTTAATCTGCTCTGTCAGTATCATAATATTATTCCTTTCGGGATCGGTGTAATTATAGACGATGGAGGGGAACCGTTTTTAATCAATGACTTTTCAACAGGGCGTGTACAGCTTGCTATTTTAACCCCTGATGAAGTTAATGCCGTAGACGCTTTTTATGTGAGTTTGAAAGATGCGGGGTAAATTCGGACGTAATTACAGATTAGATATTTTCACTCCACAGGGTAAACAGATTACTATTGCTCCGCCTTTTTCAATTCAATTTAGTATTAATAGAAATACCCTTGCATCAGCTAATAAAGGAAGCATGACATTATATAATCTTGCCCCTAATACACGAAACCAGATTTATAAAGATCGGTTTTCTATTACTGAATACTGGAGAATCTCACTTAATGCGGGATACGGAGACCGGCTCCATAATGTTTTTACAGGTAATATTTTTGAGGCTTACAGTTATAAACAGGGGACTGAATGGATTACCTCCCTCGATTGTTTTGATGGTATGGACGCAATACAGAACGGGTTTACATCCATGACAGTTGAGGCAGATACACCAAAGGAAAATATATTATCTAATATCGTTAATGATATGCCTAATGTTATCAAGGGACTTTTTGGAAGTATCGCAGAGGGTGAAGCTCCCCGGGGTAAATCTTTAATGGGTCAATCATCGGCTGTATTATCACAGGAAACAGACGATAAGTATTTTATAGATAATGAGATTGTTAATATTTTAAATGATTCTGAAGTTCTCCCGGGTGCTGTAATATCTTTAGACCCTGATGATCTTTTAGGTACACCCCGCCGCCGTGAAGCTTTTCTTGACCTGCCTACACTTTTTGAGCCTCAGGTTAAAATAGGAAAAGTTTATAATATTGAGAGTCTTGAAGCCCGGTATAATGGTCAATATAAAATAATGGGTTTCACTCATAATGTTACTATTTCAAGCGCTGCAGCGGGTCAGGCAACTACTAATTTATCCTTATATTTTGGGGCTGATGGCCTACAGGAGGTATCATGAACGGTGGAACAATAAACCCCCCTGATTTAGATGATGTATTATTAGAACTTAAAAATGAAATCTTTGCAAATATGAACTGTATCCAGATCGGGAAAATTCAGACAGTAAATTCTAATCAGACAGTTGAAATACAGATACAAGTTAAAAGAAGGATATCAGGAGATAAAATATCTGACTATCCTCTTCTTGTCGATTGCCCTTATTTTGTATTATCCGGCGGCGGTGCATATATCGATATGCCGATTAAAAAGGGTGACCCGTGTTTAGTTCTCTTCAATGACAGGAATATAGATAATTGGTGGAGTACTGAGAATGTAAAGGAACCCTCAGACAGGCGAAAACATAACCTTTCTGACGGTATTGCTCTTGTCGGGATAAGTTCAAATGTTAACTTTTTTGATAATGATGGTACTTTTGTCAGGGTTTTGGGTACTTCGGGGCCAGGGAGTGAAGAGTTTGCTGCAAGAGTAGATGATCCCATTTTAATAGATAACGGTACAGATGCAATTTTTATGACGTGGATTCTTAATGTTTCGGCTGCTATAAATAGTTTAATTCCAGGAGCCATACCTAATATACCGAAAAATGTTATGGGAATAATTCATAGCGGTTCAACGGAGGTAAAAATAGGATGATAATTCGTAATCTAACAACAGAAAATGATTGGGTATTTGGTAAAGGTCGAAGTGATTACAAACGGGATCTTGCTGCAATTGAATTAAATATTGAAACTCGTCTTCAATCATGGAAAGGAGATTGTTTTTTTGACCCTGCTGAGGGGGTAGATTATAATAATTTTCTTGATGTAGGAACTAAGAATTTTCTTGATAGTGATGTAAAAAGGGTTATACTACAGTCAGAGGGAGTTATAAAAATAACTGAGTATGAAAGTACTCTTGACCGTGATAGTAGAGCTTTTTCAGCAATTGCAACTATTATTAGTATTTACGGTGTTAGCACAATAGAAGTTTAAAAAGGATTGGGCCGTAGGGATTGGACAAATAAACTGTAAAAGGTGAACCCTATGGCAGATGACATATATGTGGGCAATTAGTGGAGGTAAAATATTAACTTTATCAGTTAATGATTATCTTGAAATATGGGGCAGCTGTTCAGTATCAAACAGAGATTTTAATCTTCAAATCGGTGCCTCTTTCAGTGTGATAAAGATTTAATAGTATAATTTGTGGACTCGCAAAAGTTGGAGCATCAATCATTTAAAATGATCCCTGAAAAATGGGGCTTTATATTTCCTCGTCTGTATGATAAAATATAGGCGTAGGAGAATTATATGCCAGATAATTTTGACAGTACGGGATTAACCGTTAAAACCTTGACTGAGCTTAGGGAAGAACTGGAAACAGATTATAAAGATATTTACGGGGATGATATAAACCTCGATCAAAATTCCCCTGATGGCCAGATCGTTAATATCGAAGCTCAGGAAGGCGTTGACCTCAGGGAGCTGTTAGCCTCTATTAATGCGGGGTTCGATCCGGACCAGGCAGAGGGGCGGGTACTTGATCAAAGATTAGCATTAAATAATATTACCCGAAACGGCGGGACTTTTACCCTGGTTCCTGTAGAAATTACAGTCGACCAGGCTATTAATCTTATCGGGCTTGATGATCAATCTGACGAACTAAACCCAACTATATCAAATCTATATACTGTTAAAGACGATGCTGGAAATGAATTTTATCTCCTTGCTTCTGTTGCAATAGTCGGGGCGGGGGCTGTAGATTATTCTTTCAGAGCTGCTGACATAGGAGACGTACAAGTATTAGTTGGTACAATTACAACCCCTGTGACAATTATTGCAGGGGTTACGGGTATAAATAACACTGCAGGGGCTTCCAGTCAGGGAGTCGATGAAGAGTCAGATGCTGACGCTAAAGTACGGAGGCGCTCAAGTACTGCAATTTCCTCAGTAGGGTATTTAGACGCAATCGAGGCAGCTATAAAAGATCTTTCTAATGTTACTACCGGAATTGTACTTGAAAATGATACCGATACAACCGACGGGGACGGGATACCATCACATAGTATTTGGGCTATTGTTGAGGGTGGAGATAATACAGAGATCGGAACGGTTATTTATGCTAAAAAATCTTCAGGCTCAGGAATGAAGGGAGCTGTTGAGGTTGAAATACTCCGGTCTAACGGAACAAATTACACGGCTAAATTTGACAGGCCGGTTGATCAGGATTTATGGATACAGTTTAATATTGTTTTACCGGGCGGTAATATAGATACAGATAATCTAAAAGCTCTGATCGTTGAGAATATTACCTGGGGTGTGGGTGCTGATGCTGTAGGTTCTCAGATATCTGCATATGTCCAGAGTATTAATGCAAATTATCAGATATCATCCATGGAAGTCTCAGACGATGATATAACGTATTTGGAGGTCGTATCTCCTGCATTACCTGTTGATAGATTTGTAAACGATATTACAAGGATAACAATAACCTAATGGACAGTGAACTGATTTTATATTATGTAAATCTTCTCATACTCCAATACAGGACACTTCCGAAGGCACAGGCTCATATTGCAGCACTGATTAAGCAATTAATGATTTATGATCTTATGATTCAGGTCAGGGACGGTTATGATCTTGATACAGCTGTAGGGGTTCAGCTTGATATTTTAGGTAAATATTTAGGTAATGACCGGATTGTTACAGGTACAGTTTTCACCCGTGATTATTTCGGGATGGTTATTTACGGTGCTACAGCTCCTTTTGATCATGAGCCTTATATCGAGTATGGTGATACTATTCCGGATGTACAGTACAGACGATATAGAGATGATAATCAGAGTCTTTTTACTTTAAACGATACGGAATACAGATTTTTTCTGAAGTTAAAACTTATACAGAATTATTCAAATGCAAGTAATCAGCAGATTGATTTATTCTTAGAACAATTTTTCGGGGATGATGTAATATTTACAGATCGGGAAAATATGACAATTTCATATATTTTCCAGGATAATGTTGAAAGGCTTGTTACAATTGCAGCCTCTGAAGGGCTTTTGCCTAAACCTGCAGCGGTTGGATTATCTGTTACATTTGTTCCGGATATCGAAAACATATATACTTTTATAGAATACGGTGGAACTATTCCAGATTTCGGAGTAGGATTTTCAAAATATGGCGTTACAGCCGTGGGGAGTTGGTTAGAATATGAGTAAATTAGCAAGATCTATACAGAAAATTTTTGGTTCAACAGGGGGCGCAGGGGAATTTGGAGTATTTGGATCTAATGCCGCAGCTCCTCCGGGAACTAATTCGAAAGATTTAACAGTAATACAGAGCTTGTCTCAGTATTTATCCGGTTGGTTTTCAGCAACAGCAAGCGCAGCAGAACCGCCACGAATAGAAGATAGAAATTCTCTTGACCTTTTATTCTCGTCTCAACTTGCATATTTATTTCAGAATGGACTAGCAGAATATCAAGCAGGTACAAAATATTATGCTGATGTATCCTATGTACAGGTCGGAGGCTCTATTTATCAGGCTGTACTCGGTGACGATGGAACTAATGATAATACAAATAAAGCCCCTGCAAGCAATC